GGTATCCGCATTAACAGTACCCTCTTCAACCGGAATAATCGCTCCGCCGTTAAACTCAGCACCTGTGTCAGCATCTAGCGCACGGGTTGCCGGTACTGCTGCGCCGTTCCAAATATAAATACCGCGATAAGCAGCTGTAGCATTGTCTTTTTCTAAAAACCGGTCACCTGCTACCATCGCAACGCCATCGATGTTTGCGCCTGGGGCGGCTAAGTTGATTGCAGCAGTTGATGCTACGCGCACGCTGGCTTTATAGTCGCCACCTTTAACGATGTTTTTAATAGCATCGCGCAACTGGGTGAGTGATGTGTGGTCCGGCGTCAAGCCGCCTTCTAAAATCAAGGCGCGCATCTCTTCACTCAACTGATAAAACCAGTAATCACCAGGCTCAGTTGCATTTTGTGCAGCCAAAGGGTCACCATTGGTTGGGTAGCCGGTTGAAGGTGATGCCGGTGCGCTTGGTGGCGTTGCAATTGCATCCGCCTCATATACTCTTAAGTCCATAATGGCTCCTGTTAAAAATATGCAAATTGCACGTGGGTATGTGCAGGTTTCAATCTTGTAATTACGCACTCAAGCGCGGTATTGCCCCAGCTTGCCAGTGGTTCGTTCACGCGGCCTGCTACGGTGAATTTACGCACGGTGTTCTGTGCTGCATTCACACGCCATACGTAGGTCCAGTCAGCATCATTCAGCGGGTCATTCACGCGCGAATTCACGCGGAACCGTTTGAATTCTGTAATGGTGATGGTGTAGCCAAGCTTTGCAGCCAGGTCGATAAAGAATTGCCTGCTTTGGCCGCCGACGTTGGTCAATTTTGAAACCAGCAACTCACGGCGCAAGGCAATGGTGGCTGGTATGCCAGTACACAAATCCGGCAAGCCTGCCACGCGCTCCCAATCGGTTAGCAGCTCGTTTGTGGTGCGCGGGTCGGCTTCATTCAGCAGGTTATCGGTACGCAGATCCACACGTGCGAATTCTTCAGCAAAGGCGGTGAGCAGCTTGGTGAGTACCGTATCCTGTTCACGGCTCCATGCCGGGCCTTGTGGCAGTAGTGCCTGCAGCTGCTGTAAGTAGTCTTCAGTTGAGAGTGCCATGTTTAAGCCCAGGTAATCACGCCAAAGGTAGTCATGTTGCCGGTGGTGTTGGTTACATCGGCAGCCGGTGCGGTCATTACGTAGTTGTTTTCACCGGCAGCAATGGATACGGCCTCGCGTATATGGCTGAGTAAAATGGTGCCAGCCGGTTGCGATTCACGAGTGATCAGGTCGCGCAATTCAGCTTCAATCGCGGCTTTTACTGCTGCTGTGTTTGGTGTTGCGGCAATGGTGAAGTTAAGCGGCACTGCAACGGGTGCAACAACTGTCAGGTTTGCCGTAACCGGGCGGCGTGCTTCAATGTAGTCATATACGGCGGTTACTTCAGCCGCATCCGGAATGATGCTGGCATCGTTATCGCGCACAAAGCGCACGGTAACTGTGCCAAGTCCAAGCTCTTGCGGATAAACCCACGCACGGGTTACGCCTGATACTTCCAGTGCCCAGTTGATATAGTCGTAATCAGCACCGCCATGTGGGGGTTGCTGGATGCGGGCTAACAGGCGGGTACGGAGTGAATTATCATCCTCTTCGTCTGATCCATTAGTGAGTGCAGTTGTATGTACAGTGGCATTGCCTGTGACCCCGGCAATAGGCGAGGTTATACTTAATGCAGTACCAGCTACGGCATTACCAATTTGTCCAGCTGTTAGCGCGGTAACATTTGCAATTGCCTGACCAAGCGCTACAGTGGCATCGGCATCTGTAGCGTACTCAATGCCATCAGCGCGCACAACTACAGTACCAGCCTCAATGAGTGTGCCATTTGCCCCGGTAAACACGACCTGACCAATTGCGTAGGCAGCTGCTTTGCGAGGCTGTAATAGCCAGATACCAGCATGGCGATCAAGATATGCCTTTTCAGATGTATCAGGCAATACTTGCTCAGCTATATAAGCTAAGTAGCCATATAAACCATGTGCACCAGCTGAAATGATTTTTGATATTACGGATAAATTACTGCGGCGTAGTTTTGCATCCGTACCAGGTAAACTAGCCTCGATATCTGCCTGGTTACGCTTGATAAGAGTATCTAATGTCGGTCTGTTAAAAGGCATTTATACTGCGCTCCATAACTTATCAAATTTATAACGGGTTGTGCTTCCATCAGGTTTTACGATATCTATCTGGGCGGCAATGATGCCAAGCGGGTGATGTCTTATGATTTGAGTAGTTACGTTTACCGCCTTGGCAACGCCGTCTTTAACCATCCAGCCCAAGGCTTCAGCGCAATATTCGCGTACTTTATTCACGGTATCCGGGATGAGCTTTGCGCTCTCAAGCAGCCATAAACGGCTACCGAACTTGTCACCTTCAACATCAGCAAAGCTATCAACCCAAGTGCCACGCTTATCACCAGAGCCGCCTGGGATGACATCATCATCTTCAGCTCTGCGGTCAGTGAATAAGCTTAGTATTACGGAAGTGTCCAGGCCGTCATCCTCCTGCAGCAATAAAGCATTGATGGCATAGTCTGTGCCATGCTCCATATCTATAAATACTGTGCGGATATCAGCCAAAAGAAAAAGCCCCGTAAAAAATAGGGGGCTGCAAAGCGCTAGGAATCAACCTGCTTTAAGATGGAAAACACTTCCAGCCCCATGAGAATACAGAATAATTGACGTGATGACGGGGGGCGATACTGAAGCGTTTCAGATGTGAAAAAGGGCGCTATGTGCGCCCTGTATAACTGGTAAATTACGCTGGTTTTAAAATCATGTCAAGGTATCTCAGGTGGAGCATGATTATGGTGAGGCTTGGCCACATCATCATCTTGCCATGTCTCAACACCTAGGCCATCCCATTTCTGACCCTGACCGTTAACATCAAACTTAAACATAGATCCTGCATGGATAACGACACTGTCGCCTTCAATCCGCGTTGTCTCAGTAGCTTTCACAGTGATGTTCTTGGCAAGTACTTCAATGCTGCCATCATTCTTGAATATGATACGGTGCTTATGTGCCTCTTTGTCTTTGTGTGTGTACATGGCAGCTTCACCAGGCTGTAAACCTTTAATGCGCTCACGGCGATCATCCATCGCAATGATCACACCGTGATCACGGTTGCCAGATACACACGCCATAATGCCTTCGGCTCCGGGTAGCGGCACTGAAGTGAAAGAATAGTTCTGAAAACGTTCTACACCATCGCGCACTTCACCATCCAATAGCTTGACTTGCACCAACTGGATACCTTCGCCATCACTGATTGCACTTAACACTGCGCGCGATATCATCAAGCGCACCCGGCGGCGCATTGGATCAAGCAGCCTGTTAAGTGTAGCTATCATTGCAAACTGCTCCAGTCATTTTCATTGGCTTTCCTGGTACCTTTTTCAACTGATTTTCCAGCACCATTTTTACCGTTAATAGCAGCTTTTAATTTAGTCGTTTTAACGCCTACCACCAGATCAAATGCTTCACGGCCAACCAGTGTCAATTCTGTAACTTCGCCCTGATTCTCATCCAGAATATAGGTGCCACCTACAATAAGTAGGTTAGCATCTGCCCCAAGAAAAGTTGATGTTAAGCGCACCAGTGTGTTAGCACGCCAGATATCACCTGATACATTACGCCAGCCGTTCACACGTACTATTGCACGTGCGCTACGTCCACGGCGTACATTACGCTCCCACTCTGCACGCTGTTTGAATGTGGCATGTGCACCTTTATCTTCAGCCAGAACAATAAGTGGGCGATAGCGCTTAACAAAGCTATCAGTTGAGGTGGCACTAACTTGGGTGTGATTCTCAGGCGCATCGATGTTGTCATCTGATCCTCTATCCTGACCTTTGATATAGTAGGTGCTATAGCGCTCACGCAGACTAAATTCACCACGTGCATACAAGATATTTTTACCCTGGATCAACTCAGCTACTGGTGCGCCATTTTTCGCCCGGGTGATCACGAGGTTAGCTTTTCCGTCTGACACTGGCATTACAGCACGCATGCGACAGGCGCGGTCTATGCACTCATGGGCGGTTTCGCCCTCCTGAATGCTGAAAGTGCCGAACTTGTCACCCAGTGGCGCATCGATGAGAACTTTAATGCCAAATGGTGCGCAAATATCACGCACGATTTTATCTAGCGTTACATTTGCCCACTGGCCAGTTTTATGAATAGCTGAACAATCAACCAGATCACCTGTAACATCGCGGCCAGCGATATTGATTGCATGGGTATTGGCATCAAACTCAGGGCTGTTGTCATCAACGTATCCGGTGATCACAATCTCACCATTAAGCAGCACTTCGCAACCAGAGCCTATACGTATTGGGTATGGGTTATCCTGACCAACCCAGCGATCAGTAACAGTCAGCTCGAATGAGTTGGCGATCTGCTCTATACCAAATGGAATACGTGCTGTTTTCCAGCCACTATAGATATTGCCATTAACCTTAATTTCAACCATCGGTCAAAACTTCCAGCACCTTGCCACCTTGTACAAAGCCGGGATGTGCAATGTCATTACGTGTCACAATTAGTGCGTCTTTCTTAGCATCGCCATAAAGCATATAAGCCAGAACAGTAGCCGGTAAGGTGGCTTTGGGTGTATATGGTATTAACTCGGCAAGATCAACAGCGCGAGTATTGATGTCACGAACCACAGCGCTACGCAAATCAGAAAGCGCGTTAAATACATCATCAGGTGCGGTAAGTTGCTCTGCCTCTATTGCATCAACCAACTCATCACGTACTTGTCGCGCTTGAGTCTGGCTATCGTAATTAATGCCGGCAGAACTGCGAGCAGCTTCAATGACGGCTGTTCTGCGCGTTAAATCAGCTACCGCCTTGCGGTTATCATCTTGTTGAATCCTACTCGGCGTAGTGCGATTAACTGAAGAATGGTTATAACCAAACAGGTTTTTTAATGCATTAAAGGCAGCTAATGGTGAGTCTCCAAGACCAAGCAAGCCTGCTATCTGGCCAGTAATATCTGAGGCAAGGCTCGTAGGTATGCGCATCAGCTGACTTGCCTTGCTCAATATGCCAGCAGCATTGCTGATAAAAGCAGGCATGATACTCATATCTGGCAGCATGCCACGTGCAATGGCCAGCGTTTCATCCAGCATGGTATTGATCTGAGTTAGGCTGTCAGCTTCTACAAACTCAGGCAGGTTTTCTACACTGAATACATCAGCAAAGTCATTCTCGCTGGCGGCAATTGCATTATCGGCAGCAACATCAACAATCGCTACGGTATCTGGACGAACGTTTGGCAGCTCGTTTTTGCCAGATTTTGTAAAGGTAACGCTCCAGCTTTGACGGCCACCTTGGTCGATGCTTTCGCTTGGGCGGCAATCAGTCACACTGGCTGTCATACGCCCACGCCACGGATGCACTAATTCACCGGGGCCTTCTTTTTCAAAGGTCGCTTCCAGCGCATCACGCGCAGCCATGTAATCATCGCCCAGGACAAATATTTCTAATGTGAAAGCACGAGCTTTTAACCCTAAATCTTCAACAAAAGCCTCATCACGGTTTGGGTATTGATTGACTACATTGCGACGGCCAATATCACCATCAGATTTTGTTGCATAAAATGGCACACCACGAAAGCTGCCTTTTTGCATTTGATCATGCCAGGTAGCCATTATTGAGTCGCCATGTAAGGGCCATTGGCCATATTAATTTTCATGCCAGGCTGGTTGGTTTTTAAGCTGGTACCAGTCACGCGGCCATCAGAATCTACTTTCACAGTAAGCGTGCCATTTAGCTCCTGATCTTTACGTGCACGCCATTCACGCTGTGCTTTATCAGGGTCATATGAAAACAGTTTGTTAAGCTTTTCAGTGAAGCGTAACAATGCACTTGCACGCTCTTTATCTTTGCCAGTATCACCAGCCATTTGTGTAGCACCATACATTAAAGCCAAAGGTGCGGCTCCTAATGCAGCAGATCCAAGTGAAAGCTTACTTAATAAAGAACCTGCACCGGCTGTTTTTGCTACCTTGTCACCAATACCAGGTAATGTGCTTCCCATGCCACCTTCACCCATGTTGACTACATATACTGGCGTTACGCCAGCTGCAGTTTCTAAAGCCTTACCTGTTGCAACACCAGCCCCAACATTGCCAAACTTACCAGCAAGTGCGCCAACGGCTTTACCGCCATAGCGTGCTGCCAACAATGTACCAATCACACCTCCACCAGCGGCCAGTGCCATATCGTTACCATTCATACCAAGGCCGCCGTCTTTTTTGTCAGCCATCGTATATTTAATGACGTTGGCGATAGTGTCATTAATAGGACGTGACCATCCATCTGCAGCTTCACGCAATGCAGTTTTAAGTCTGCCAACCTGATCAACTGAGTTGTCTATGGCTTTTCCAAGGTCTTTTTCCAGCGTACCGCTAGCGTTAGTAATCTCACCAGAGAATGCCTTAACTTTATTAAGCATGTCTCCACCAAGTAAAATACGCATACCTTTGATCGTATCCAGATCCGCATTGCCGAAAGCCTTTTGAACGAATAGCGCGCGTTCTCTTTGTGTACCTATTTTGTCGTATTGTTTTTTGATATCTGCAAGTACTTGCAGCGGATCGCGGCGATCACCAGTCTTAGCGTCAAAGAATTTAATGCCGGTAGCTTTCTGGGCATCATTCATATATTTCAGGTTGGTGAATAAACGTAATGTACTATCTGCCAAGGTGGCTAAACGCTCTGGCTGACGCTCAATTTGTGACAAACCTTCAATAAAGGCAAGTGTGGTTTCAAAACCAAAACCAGCACTGGCAGCATTAGGGCCAATGCGACCAAAAATACTGGAGAGATTTTCAAGCTCTGCATTACCAAGCCGCCCAGCCACAGTCATTTGATCCAGTAATTTAACGGCTGTGTTTGGCTTGGCCAGATCAAAATCAAATGCGCTGGCCGCAACCGTTAAAGCCCCCGTTAAAATCTCAGCCTGCGCTCCGGTAACTGCCACTGCTTTATTAGTGGCATTAATTACAGGCAACGCTTCCTTGAATCTCAACCCGGCTTGTACAGCATTGTTAAACCCCTGCTGCAGATCATCAACTGGCTGGCCAGTTTCCTTGCTCATGCGGAACAGTTCTTTACGTAAACCATCAACCTCAGCCTGACTTGTTCCTGCGGTCTGGCCAATCTGCGTTAAGCTTTTATCCATACGTGCAGACTGCATGATGGCTGCCGTAGCACCGATAGTAACGCCTAGTGATGCCAGCTTACCTTCAACAGAGTTTAACGTACCTTTTAACGCATCGAATTCACGCTTTGCAGTGCTGCTAAATCTGCGCAGGCCGCCTTCACCAGAACTCAACCCGGATATGAACCGGGTTGCATCTGCATAAAGCTTCATCGATAAGGTTAATTCACGACTCATGTTTTTTCGGTCAATCGTTCCAGGTAATGGTTAAATTCGTTAAGAGGTAGCGCCTTGATTTCAGCATGAGACCAGCCTGTTTTAAGAGCAATTAAAAGTATCTTGTCTAAGATTCCTTTTGATCGCTCGCTTCGACTTCCCCCAGCAGGTCAATCTCCACTTGAGCACCACGCAAGGCACGGTAGTTCTTTGTACCCCAGCTTTTGAGCATGTTCATAGTGAACGGACCTGCAAAGGTAGCGCCCTGATCATTGCTTACTTGCGTGATTTGGCGCACCATCATCTGGCCATTAAATACCAGTGGGGTATGTGTCCCGCCACCGGTTTTAACAAGCTCCATCTCAGCTTCAAACATATCATCAACGGTAGACTCACGCATTTCAAAGTGCGTGTAATTCACACCGGCAATGGTGATAGGTGTGGAAAATGGGATTAAGTTATTTTGCACACTCATCATTACACCTCTTTAAAGTCGCCGTAGAATGTTGCCTTGATCCCATCTTTAGATAACTCTGGTACCGGGCCATTTGAGGCATTAGAAGATACATAGCTTTTACCGTTATCAGAATCGAAGCTCATGTTGGCATTCTTGATTTTCTGAATGTCGGAAATGCTTACATCATCCGAAGCAATGATGGTGCAATCAACCTGACCGGCTTCATGTTTATATTGCATTCCTGCAAAACCACTATCGCCAATCACTGGGTCGCCAGATTCACCACCAATCTTAATGGTTGCCCCTTCTTTAGTGTTGTAGCGTCTACCACCGATAGTGATATATGCGCGTCCGTGAATTGCCATATTGATGACTCCTTTAAAATGTATTTATTTATAAAATGTGCTGGCTTATAAAATGTACTGAACCGCACCAGCAAACACGTCAAATTGGTTAACAAGATTAGCTGGCAAGATTGCATTAACTCTGTTCTTATCAACATCAGAGCGAACGACTAGCACGTCTCTTATAAACTGATCCAGGTCTTCCAGCAGCCCGACTTTTTCTAATCGCATTGCCGTTGGAATAATTGAATTATTCAAGATAAGTTTAGGTGTGGCGATTTTCTGCCCAGGCTTAATACGGTCAAGCACATCATCACCAGCCAGTTTATGGTTAGGGAATGTCGCTACCACATCGTAGGCAAACACAAAACGCATGTAGTCTGCTGTCCATTTGGAGTTAAGCTTCAGCATGCTGCGATCTTCCATACCAAACGTGTTGGTCTGGTAAGTTGTAATCACCTGCTCAATGTAGCAATTACCGCCCTGGTCGAACGTGACAGTGCTGCAACCATCATGCAACAGCAAGTTGCGTTCAGATTCAGTGAACCGGTCAATCTCTGCAGGCGCTGCAACGTCTGGTAAGTACAAACCTTTAAATGGCAGTGCAGGATCAGTTGCTCCACGGAACTCAACAGCACCGGCAAATTGCGCAATATTTACCCACGGCAATGATGGGCAGCCTTTAAGTCCAAGGAATGAAGACTGTTTGCTATTGCGAGCGCTACCATAGGTTGATAGGTCGCTGTAGCTTCCGGACTTATAGGTAAACACATGGCCTTGTTTCATGTTCATACCGCTGAAGCGTAGCTCTAACTCGGCCTCCATCAGCGCCATGTTGGCAGCATCGCTCCAGGGCATCACAATGGTGTAAGGTGCAATGGTGCTCATGGCAGTAATAGCTGCAGTCACATCAGGGTTCGCAGTACCGCCCGCCATTGCGACAATAGCAACTACGATACCTTTAGGGGTAGCCTCGCCTTGATAGTAATTGGTGCGGATATCAATGCTATTGCCTTCAATACCCTTATGGCGAGATGTTACGGTGACTACACCAACAGCACTAGCGGCGGTGACGGCACCATCTAGGTCTGCATTAATTGCAGATGCGATTGCCGTAGCAATCTGTGTTGGAGTTTGTGCAGCAGTTACGGCAACAGGAATATTACGGTGGCCAATGCGCAAATACAGCGTGCCAGATTCAGTTGGTGTGCCGGTAATGGTAATGGTACCGCTGGCAAATGCCCCGGCTGCATTGTCATCCAGAGATAAACCATACAGTTCGGTGTACGGGTTTACTTTAAGTATGGCGGCAATCATTTGTGCGCCAATTGATCCACGGCCATAATAATTAACGCCATCTTCTTTGCGCGTAATTTTTGACAATACGCCAGCTTCTACCGTACCTGTGCTCAAGCGTTGACAGAGCACCAACATTTTGTGTGATACAGCAGGTAAGCCACGAATTGCACGGCTATGGTCAATCTCAATCTTTGCGCCTGGTACTAACCAGTCTTCAGGAATGCTTAAAAAGGTAATGTTATCTGCCACGGTGTTCTCCTAATTGATGCGCGGATTAAGCGCCTTTTGTTTTTGGTTCAGTAGGCAACTTGTCTGTTATCGTCACGTCGCCATCTTTCTCACGGCGGACCCAGTAGGTGCTGTGAATCACAGTGTCACCACCTTCCGGTAGGTAAGTGCCGTCTTCTTTACGAATCTTTAACCCGGCTTTTGGTGTTACAAATGCTGGTTTATGTAGAGCTGCCATGTCTTACTCCTATAAAGTTACGTTGTCGGTTAAATCTGGTTTGCTGGTGCTGTGGTCAGGCGGCTCTTGTGCCCACTTGGCATGCTCTGCAGCACTCACATGCGGATCAATGTCGTATTGAGAGTTCAAAGTAATAAAGTCATCTAGGCTTGTCGCATCTATGCTTGGTGGCAATGTTGCTTTACCTTGCAGAGTGATCACGGCAACTTGCAAACCTGCTTTGTAAATTTTTTCTTCATTCATAATGCTGATGCTGGTTGCATATAGCGGCACATCGCCTGCTTTAAATCCATCCAGTAGTGCAGCTACGATCTCGGCAATCTGGTACATGCCTATCATCTTGCCGTCACCTTTGCGAGCCGCTGCCTGGCCATTGGCATTTCTGGCAACACAGGCAATACCAAAACCAACTGTTACCACTGAGTTACTAATGCCAAAGCTTGCAGCAGGTGCCACATAAACGGCAGGCGCATCAGTGGCAAATCTTTTCACGAGTGAATCGCCATCAAGATCAGGCAGGGTATCTACCTGCTTTAGTTTCTGCGCGATAGGTGCGGCCTTGATTGCAGCTACTAGCGCGTTCTCTGCTTCAGCTAGCATGGCTGATCACTCCGTTAACACGTGCCTGCAATGCATCAAGCATGTCTAGTTCATCGCTGTGAGATATCCCCAGAAACTCGCGTTTAGGCATATTTACTTCTTTAGTGCTAACGAAAGCACCGCCAGCCAACCTAAAGCGCAGACTTGATGCGTTTTTAGGCTTGATCACTCCGCCATTTTGATGAATGGCTGCATAGATCATGTTGGTCCCCCAGGCAGAAAACTTGCTGCTTGAAGTGTGTGTTATTGAGTCACCTAGGTGACCGTCTTTGGTTAATGTTTTACCGCCACTGATCTGCACACGGATGCTTTTTTTCCAGCGATGGCCTTGCGGATCAAGCTGTGTTGAAAAGCGCTCACGGGTAGTGTTCTCGCCAATCACTGCCAGATCTTCCATTGCCGGGGCAGGGTTACGGCCTAGCGCTATTAGCTGCGTAAGCGTTGCGCGGATCTTGCGATCATCCTGCTCAATCTTTAATTGAATGCCGCTCATTAGATAAAGCTCTCATCTGATCTGCTAAACACACGCCCGTTTGATTGCAGCTGAGCGCCATCATTTGTTTTTGGTTTGTTGCCTGCACCATCAATGCCTAGGCTAATCTCACCCTTGCTGATTGATTTAAGCAGCTTCAATGCATCGGCATTGCGGTTAGATATGGCCTCTGTTGCCATATCGTCATATAGTGCGTACCTGGTTAAATCACAGGTAATAGTTGTTACCAGGCGCGGCACAGTCACTAATGGTACTGAATACCGGCCAGCCAAAAAGCCATTAACAGCACTCTCGGCATCAAGCAGCTTACTGTTTATCAATGCCAGTGCAGCCGCTACCGCTGCCTGCTCGCCCGCTGTGTATGCTGCAAGGCTTTCACCTGCAGCAGCTGCAATCAGCAGCTCCGGCGTGACTAAACGAGGCAGGCCACGATCACTGCGCTGGGCGATTTCTTCAGCCCCAAACTGCGTGATAATGTCGGTAGCGGTTACGTAGGTCATGATTACTCAGCGTCTACTTCAACTTCAGATACAGCCAGCAAACGTTCATCCTTGATTTGCTTGATTTGCTCTTTAGTTAGGTCTTCGATTTTTAAAACAACGGCATCATGACCAAAAACATGGCCACCACGACGGAAACCTTCGCGCGCTGAAACCACTTGTAAAGCTTTAACCTTTTTCTTTTCGGTTTTAGCAGCTGCTGCACCTGCCTGATTTTTATTTGTTTCTGACATTTCTATCTCCTTAGAGGGTTGTTGTTAAAAGGCCATCTTTTGAATGGCCTTAATTCAAATTGAATTAAGCTACTGTGCCGTCTGAACCAAACGCCAGCTGCCAGAAACCGAAGCCAAACGCAGCGCGCGCTTCAGCACCGAACTTGAATTTCTTACGGTTAAATACGTCATCAGATTGAGCGTCTGTCTGTTCAACAAATACAGGTGACTTGCGGTCTTGAAAGACAAACGGTTTTACAGGTTTGGTTGTATCCAGCAGGAACCAAGCTGTATCTGAGCTGATGCGTGCATCAACCACAACAGTTGCCGTATTTTTGTAAGGATTAGGCTTGCCATCTTCAAGCTTATCGTTCGTCATTAGGGCATTAGCCGTATCTTCTAGCGCTGGCCCCACCAACAATACGTTTGGAGTAACATTCAATGGTCGGCCTTCGTCATCCTTGAATTTCTTCATAGCCGTACGATATGCACCGTAGCTGGCTTGTGCCGCTGCAAATGTTGCAATTGACAATACCTTGGTGCCTTTATTTGAAACACTGGCACCTGCAACCGTATGGTCAGTGTCAAAGAAGTATTGACCGTCATAGCATGGAGTTGTAAAGCCTAAATTAACGACTTCCAAAATACCTTCATCGGGCATTTGCTTAGCTGACCATCCGGCCATTTCAGCCTGTGGCGCATAAATACCAAGGGTGTCATCCTCAATGTCGTTACGGTCAACTTCTACGGTTGCCTCAAAATCATCATTGACTAGCGTATATTTAGCAGCCTCAAGTGATTTAACCTGTTTCTCACCAATCCACTTACGCATTTTTGGAAAGTTTGATAACCAGGCATAATCATTCTGGCCAGTGGTAGACGGAACACGCATCGCAATCTTCTGCCAGACTGAAGGCGCAGCAGCAAATGCGTTATTGAAAGTTGTCTTCAGGCTGATAAAGACGTTGCCGATGTTTTCCTTGTTTACCAGCATACCTACCATGCCGCCACTCATTAGCGCTTCAGGGCTAATGTCAGCAGCATTCACAGGTAATGCAAACGCGCAGGCCAGTGCAGCTGCTACCGCAAGACCTGATAATAAAAATCGTGATTTCATTGTGTTCTCCTAATGTTATGAACTATTTACAAATTGAACTAAAGCTTGCAGTTACTCTACCCAGACACCATCTGCATCAACCTGCACTACAATACCGGCAGCAGATCGGGTGTTTACACCGTTGGTTTTTGCTACTGTCTGATCATCAACGATGTAGCATGTAGCGCCCAAGTCAGCCTGCACAACAGCATCCGCACCGTGGTTAAGCCATTTGAATGCTTTTTTACGACGCACTAGAACACTCTTGTCGCCAGCTGCACCTGCAGAGTTGTCAACAGTCTCTTCAGCGCGGCCAAAGTATTTAAGTGTGGTTGCCACTGCACCAGGCGTTGCAAAACCTGCAGCATTAATCGCAGTAAGACCACCTGCATGAACCTTGACTGCAGCAAGCGGTACGGAAATCACTTCGCCATCTTTTAACGGGGTGTTACGGTCATTTGTAAGTGCCATTTCTTTCTCCTTGAAAGCCCCATTTACATGAGGCGTTAATATGTAAATCGTTAAACTTTGTTTTGAGCAGAAGTCTGCAAGGTTTTCTTGTAGTCTTCAGGTGATACGCCCATCTGTTTGCATACGGCCAATTGCGATTCAGTCAGGTCGGTAATGCCATCACCATCAGGAATCTTGCCGCCGGTTTGCGTTGCACTTAAAGCCGCAATGGGTTGGGCGGTATCAAGATAAGATTTCAAAGCGGTGATGTCTTTAGCGCCAAGTTCACGCGCCCAGGCTTCCTGCGCTGGCAACAAACGGCTATCAGATAAAGCGACCGTTACCAGGTCTTCTACTTCGCCGTCGTTAATCTGTTTGTTAAGCGCTGCGAGTTGAGTCTGCAGATCCTGCATAACAGTTACAGATACAAACTTGGCAGGGTCTGGAGCTTCAACCTGTGCAGTCAGGCTCACGATTGATTGATGCTGTGTACTCAAGTGGGTAATCAGGTTAAAGCCTGCAGCTGCCGTAGCATTGTCGGCCTTGATCAGATCCACCGCTTTATTGACTTCAGCCAAAATATCATCGGCTGTTGCCAAAGTTGGCAGGTTAAACATCCAGCGCAAGCGCTCTAGTAAATCTTCTAGGTCCATTGTTAAACTCTCCGTGTTGGTTAAAAGTTGTGATGCTGCAGCGATGGCTACTTCACTCATGCCATCCAGTGCAGGGTTATTGGTTACAGCGCCAAGCAAGACGCTTTCTACTGCGCCGGTCTTTTTGCTATAGCTGAATACAGGTGAGAAATAGAGATATTCTTTGGCTTCAATGTGGGCTTTGGCGGTATCCGTCCACTCGACATCAGTGGCATAAAGGCCATCACCTTCACGCCACTCAAGCGTTTTAAACCAACCGGCAGCTGGTGCAGGTTTGCCGTTGTCAGCGGCTAAAAGCGTTTGATGTTCGTAGTCGATGACAATGCGGTTCTGACGTGCTGACAGTTCAGCGATGATTGATGCGGCTACTTTGGCGTCAACGTACCAGGCTTTAACATCTTTAGGTCTGCCATCAACGGCACGGAACTCACCAGCCGGTAGAATCTGTAGATCAGATCCGGCAGTAAGTTCAAAACTACAAGCCGCGATTGCGGCTTTAATCATCTTGCGTGGGTTTGGTTTGTGTTTCATGTCGCCCATTTTCATGGTGCGAGATGTTTAGGGCGATACTGAACGGCTTCAGTAGGGGATATTGCAGGAATTGAATGTTGTTTTTTAAAGACTACCACTCAAAAAAAATACTGGCAATCTTTGTTTTGTGTAAATCGCGGTTGTAACCACGATAAAAATACCGCCACAAACAGCGTTAATCCCCCGTTAAAAACGATTTATTAAAATTTTGCTAGGGTATGCCGCTTAAAAGAATCTTATCGCCTTAAATCGGCCTTAAATATTTTTTGCTGCTTTTGCCAGATCGTCAGGTAAACGGTCTATTTTTTCAGCTAACATTTTATTCAGGTTTTTCTGGCGGCCACCAGGTGCATAATTAAATGCAGGGTCTACGCCCTTGGGAACTTGCTGCACTTCACCAGTGCGTTTATTAGTGTAGCTATACTTAGGCACCACCGGAGCTTCAGACACACTTAAACCACGGCGCTCAATCATACCGCCGCTCATCTGGATCACACGGCATTTGCAGCCCCAGGCTTTAACCGGCATGTGTGATTGCCAGAAAGGATCATCTGCAGGCAATACCAATCCATCCCATGCCGCGTGTGCCAGGCGCGGGTGTTCGCTATTATTGCCGTCGTATTGCAGGTAAGGGAATGCTTCCTTGGCATTCTGGATGCGCTCCCATTGGCCTTCTGAATGCGCGGTACGCAGATTAGTATCGTAGATCACCTTGAGCCTGCGAGTACTCCCCATCTGCACATTCTTGACTTCGTTGGTCAGTGGGTCTTTCATCTCGGCTTTACCCCACCAGCCTTTTTGCACCAGTAACGGTTTAAGCTGTTTGCGAAAGTCAGCAAAGGCTGTGCCATCTGCCAGCGCAGCATCCACTGCCTGGCGAATATCTTCCAGCAGGTCTATCTGCATCGCCTTGGCCACCGTGAAGGCTGCCTGGTGTTCGGCCTGCCAGACATCCTCCCAGCTAAAGCCTATCAGGTAACCTTTCTGCCTGAAGTACTCAATGGCTTCTTTAGCCGGTAGCGCTTTCAGTTCAATCATTATTTAGCGCTAGGGCCGTTAACCCGCCCCCAGATAGCAGCAGCAAACTGGCCTTGCGTTAATGCCTCAGTTACAAGGCTAATATCCATACCAGCAAGTAATTCTGGCAGACGATCCTGAAACTCCTGATAACTCTGCACCTCTGCAGCGAGCGCCGCAATAGGTTCAATCAGTGGATTAGTTACACGTTCCCAATCGCTGGCAAGCTCTTCAGCCAATACATCAAATTCATCTTGCTCTAATGTAACGGCTGCTGCTGCGATTCTTGTTGCAGCTGCTTGGCCTGTTTGTCCTGGTACATTGTTTTTTACAGACTGCAGTACTGCTTCACCTTCTTTTGGCAATGGGATGCCAAGCTTTTCATGCGCCCAATTTACCGGCACCTGCACGCCTATATTCACCAGCGGAGGCAATGCCTCAGAGTAGGTTTTAATATCTTCAGGCTCACGCAGATCAAACCGCCACTTTGGCATGCGGCGCGCATCTTCAATACCGCCCAGGTTAAGTGCGATCAATGGGTAAACAATATCCCGGGTAAGCGTACCGGCCAGCTGCATCGCATCTGACATCATCAGGTCATGGCGTACTTCGTTATGCACATTACCAAGGGCATTGGTGCTGCTCTTGCCGTCTGCCTGGCTTGTTAATGTGCCGCCTAAAATCGCCTTGCTTTGAGTACGCTCGCACCAATCGATCATCGCCTGGAACGGCTCTTGCGATCCTTGAGCCGCATCTTTAAACTCGATGTCCATGCCTTCAGGGATGATACCGGCAGCATCATGGCCAATAGCAAGCACAGCCCTTAACAAGGTTGCCTTTTCATCCTCACCTGATCCACCGGGGTATTTACCTAGGCGAAGTGGCAAGCCGTAAATTTCAAGGAACTCAGCCAGATCTCGCACGCTGTAATTCTTGAATAGATATGGCCATGCAAGTACGCGGTGCAGACCGGCCCGGGCAATATAGCCAGACTTGGCTTTGTGAATATGCTTAACCCAGCCAAATGGCTGAAGCGCCTGACCGTTTAACGAGTTATCGCGTAAGCGCAGCTCTGTGCGTGTTTCGTTATCTGTTTTGAACCAGCTTTGTGGTTTGTGCGATATCTCTTTTGGTAGCCATGTGCGGCCTAACAATTGCCACTCAATTTCCTGACATGAAAAACCGTGGCCAATCGCATCAAGCGCATCAAGGATCACATCTTCAATATTGGCAATATCAAGCACCAGCTCTTTGGCTGCAGCTGCAATCTTTTTCTCTTTGGCGCTTGGGTTGCGTGGCGGCTCAATATCCCATGTTATTTTCAGCAAAGCACGCTTACGCTTGCTCATCTCTGAATAGATGTGGCCGTCTTTTTCTTCCATGTCCAGGAATAGATCATGCTGGGCGCGAATATCTCCTTGCTCTGCATTTTCCATAATCCTGGCTAGTTTGATTGGCGTTAAGCCTCGGCTTGGATGCCCGGCAAACTCATGATGCAAACCGCCAACTTTGGCGGTCTGCGCTTCTTTTAACTCCAGCTTTTTAATTGGCTGACCGTATTGATCCAATATCGCTACCATGCGCCACCTCCTGTTGATTCTCTACTTGATTTACCTGCGCCCTGGTAACTCATACCGCTACCCATTGAAAGGCAGGCCGCCCACAGCATTTGCAGCGCGTCTGGGCCATCGTCATGGTCTGCCTTTGGCCAGTGCCTTAATTGCTCAATTAATGTGTGCAGGCTAGGGTGCAGCCTGATCAGGCCGTTTGCCATATGCGGCTGCATGCTTTCAATACGCAGCTCTTTATCTGTTGATGGTGTAACCCCGCGTGCTGGTACCGGCACGTGTCTGGCAGCAGAACGCTTTACCAGCTCGGTACGCATAAACTCCTGAAACTGCACAGATTCAACCAGCCACAGCTGACACTTGTATTCAATTTGATAACTGATCACATCTTCAATAATGCGGTCAGGCAGGCGTTTGCGAATGCTGGCTTCTACTACATCCAGTATGCCGGTGCTGCGGTTATAGCCACCCACGAGTATTGCTGAAGGGTCACGGCCTGCACCTTTTTTACCCAGGCTTGGGTCGCATGCGCCGTAAAATATCCAGTCGTTAAGGCGGTTAACCCAAAAAGTAATGCACTTGGCAAATGGTGCGTCATCGTCACTTAACGGGTCGTTCTGCAGCTCTGAGTCAAACGCTGCGTGACCATCACGTGCGCGAATTGTCATCAGCACCACCAGCGGTCTAGCTGTTGGCCAGCTCACTTCAGCGCCTGCATCCATATCAGGCTTGTGTGCCTGGTAAAAATCTGCAGCAGCTTGCTTGCCTACATTCAGCAGCAGCTCTTCCCATCTATCCCACAGGTCCATTCTGTTTGGCCAGGTGATCAGTGCGCGGAATTTCTTACCGTTCCATAGCGGGTTTTTAATCAGGCGTGATAGCACGCTGTCGTAGTGCAGAATGGTGCCGATGATGATCACATCAAACTTTTCACCTGGCTCACCGAGTTTAAGCACGGCTTTATTGATCCATGCTTCTAACTTGTCGCGCTGGGCTGGGCTGGCAACGTTCTCATCATTTTCAAGGTCATCGCCCACAAACAGGTCAGGGCGGTACGGGCCATGTCTACGGCCACGAATACGCTTGCCGCTGCCTACAGCCTCAATTTTGATATTGTTGGCAGTCAGTATCACCTCTGCACGCCAGATACGGCCTTGGCCTGTTGCCTCTGGATAATCCATAATCAGGCGTGGGTTATAGGCAAACTCCGCCTTGATCGCTTCCAGCATGATTGCTGCCTGGTCGAAAGCATCCATGCCGATAATCGGGTAATGCTTGCGGCCAGTGATCACGCACCAGATCACAAACAGCTGTGTAGTGATGGTTGATTTAGCCTCGCCCCGGGGCGCTGCCAGTGCGTCTGTTTCGCTCTCTGTGCTGTTTACAATCTCAGGCAGGCGCTTGTATAGATGGTCATGCAGAATGCTGTTGTCTTTTTTAACGTAGTGCGGAAAGTACGATTTACAAAAGAACTCAAAGTTATCCTGTGCCTGCAAACGGCGCAGACGTGCGCTTTCAGGGTCAGACTTAAAGCCTGAAACGTCCGCCTCAATCTTGTTGCGTAGTGACTGACCAAGCTCTGCAAGCTGCTCTAAAAACTCTTTGCTGTTCTTAGCCATTTATTTTTCATCCTCAAATAATTCAGGATGCAGTACTTCAAAAACATCTTCAGTTGCATCTAACACAACCTCATGTTCAAGTGACTGTTCAATCGTTTTAAAACCGCTTTGTATACAACTGGAAACCCTGTTGTAGTCTAACTTAGGTATTGTTTCAATTTTCATGGCCACAGATATTCTGCCGTCCACCTTGTCAGCAATTCCACGCAATACGTTACCGCAGCGCTCACCTAAATTTTTTGGATCGCCATTAGCTCTAAACATCCAGCTCCAAGTACCTGCCTTACTCACCCGAACACCCCGCTGATTTTCTCGCCGAATGGTTCTAGCATGTGCAAGAATGGCTCTGTAAGCTCCGGGTGCTGTTCCTGGATAAAGCTGGCCAGCATCTGGAGCACTTCCATTGCGACGGCCAGCTTGTTTAGTTTCGGGTTCGACTTGGCCGCTGCACTCATGGCTTTGTTATAGGCATCACTCAAGCGTGACAGCGCCTCGGCTTTAGCCATTGGCGTGCCATTTACATCTGACTTAAGTTGCTCGATAGTGCTTTGAAATAGCGTCATAAACTCTTGCAGCACCATTTGGCTCACAGCCTCATGCCCTGCACCTGCGATCATTGATGCAGTACGTGCTTTATCCCAGTCATCGCCGTCAGCTTTAGCATCACGCCGCCATCGGCTGGCAGTGCCAAAGCCAATGCCAACCTGCTCGGCAGCTGCCTCTAGGCTAAGCGCCTTATGTACATAAGCGCCCCGTAGAGCGCGACGGGTTTCTTCACCGTAAGCCATTAATGAATCCCGGTAATTGTTTTTAATTTCTCAATGGCAATAGCCATGCCAATGCTGATGATGCCGCCAGAAATAGCGCCATTCAATGCGGCTTTGTTTTCAACTTTTCGCAGGCGTTCATCCAGGCCATCCAGCTTTTTTTCAAAGCTTTCTTTTTGTTCAGCCTGCCCACCAATCACCAGATCAAGCTTGCCCTTGATCTCCCCCAGCAAGCGGCTTTCATCTGCATTCATTATTAGTCTCCATTATTAAGGCAAGCGCCCATACCGTTCATTAAAGTCTTTACACTCTGTACAAAGTCGCACGCCCGGGTAAGCTAATCTTCTCGCCTCCGGTATTACCTCACCGCAACTTGGGTTTACACATACTTCTGCAGCTGGCAATTTCCCAGCTTTTGAAATCCTGTCTCTTACTGTTTTTATACTGGTTGTCCGTTCATCCAGTTCAAGCAGCTGTGCTCTATCTTCAGGTAACAATTACCACCTCATCCATGCGCCGGTACCAATAAAATAATCTGTGCCTTGTACGCCTGATATCGGTTGATCTACCGAGCCAACCACACCAAAATGCAAAGCCTTAACCTGAAACGCGCCTTGTTTAACTTCCAGCCGTGCTGTTGGTTCACCGTTCTTAATGCCCATATACAAGCCAGCTTCACCGTGTGGATCTAAAGCCAGCCACGGCATTGGGTCGCGCTTAACAAAGGTCTGGCTTTCGCCTGTATCGGTATTGATCAGCGTAGTGATGGTTTGCGGGTGATCGTCAGCCGGTACCTGGTTAGATGCGATCACATCCAGAGCAGGGTTATCTTGAATAATCTCAGGTAGTTTTATGGTGTTTTTAACGGCAGCAGGGTAGACCTTAACGGTCTTAGCCTTGATAGGCTTATCAACTTGCGGCTGCTTTTTAACCTCTGGTGCCGGAGTGGCAACGACGTTTAAACCAACGGGGGCGGGTGGCTGTTTATGTTTGAATGCGCCATAAAATACAGCGCCATACGTAACAAGTAAGACTGCAACTAGGATGGCACCGAATACAACCAAAATGATTTGACCTAATTTTTTAGGCCATGCGCTTGTGCTATCCAATAGCATGCTGACCTCCACTCTCCGGAGTGATTGGTGTTAAGCACATGGTACGCTCAGCCTGGCGGCGTTTAGTCAGGCCAAATACTGGCACCAGCTTGCCGTTAATTCTGGCTTTGTTATAAGCTAGTATGCGGTCACACGCATCGGTATACCTGCCCTCATTCAGCACATCGATCAGGTATTTGTTTCTAGGCAGGCCGGACCTGCAAAAATTACCAGCGCCCACGTTATAGGTCAGTGAGGTGAAGGCGTTGTATTGGTTTTGATTGAGCGGTACTTTTACACAGGCCAGCACAGCCTTGCCATGAGCGGTTAGGCTTTGCTTAAGCAGCGCATCACATTCTTGTTTGCCGTAGATTTTATCTTTAACGATGTCAGGCCCTGTGTAGCCGTTGCATACCGTGACCACACCGCCAATATCTTTATATGGCACTGGCGAATTACCTTCCCAGGTACCGACAAAGGCGAGCATTGATGCGACTGTTAAGCCTGCTAATAGATTTTTGTATGACGCTCTCATGCCCCCAATGGTATGGGGTGAGGCTGAGTATTGCGCTACTGAACTGCTTCAGTAAGCAAAAAGGGCGCTGAACAGCACCCTTTTTTAAACTACGCTTGTTTTATTTTACTGTCAATCAGCTGTTATAGTCTGTCATTGAGATAACGATACCTGTAGAACCTAAAATGAAAGCCTTATTGTAGATCTGCATGCCGCCAGATTCATTTTTAGCCCTGAATTTATAGCGTACAACATAGTTGCCTTGCCCAGTTTTAACAACCTTGCTCCACTCAATACGCTCAATAGACTTAGGATCGTTAAAGTTTTTCTCTAACCAGTCTTCAACTTGGTGAACGCTGCCATCATATGATGAGTTCAATACAGGCTCTTCTACTTCTGCAACAACAGGCGCTGCCTCTTTTTCTGTGATCGCAGACAGAGCTGAAGATAAAGGAAACATTGCCAGCGCTGCAATCAAAAGGCCACCTAAAACAGACTGAATAATAGACCATTTGTATTTAGTGCCAACAAATATCAATGCCGCCCAAATTGCTACAAACAAAACGATTTGTAAATTCATTCTTTGCTCCCGATTTTATCTAATTCGCTTGATGGTATCTCAATATATTTAACTGGTTCCCGTAAGCACCCGTCACTGGAATCGACCATTACTCTTGTTGGTTCTGGATTAAAGTCATATTTTTCTAAAGCACGTGGGTAATTTACAATAATACGGGTCTTATCATCCGGATCAGGCTGGACTAAAATTCCATTCTGTATACCGGATGAAACCATATTCATAAGCGCGGTTTTTATGTCAGAAATGCTTACATCATTGATTTTTTGACCGCCAAAATCTCTGAATAAAAGCGTCCTTAAAGACGCTTTTACCTCATTCATATAAAGCTTTTTTAACGCTTTTTTAGCGCGGCGGTATGACATTCTTCTGATTTTTGCATTCATAATATTCCCATATTAAAACAACTGTGTCTGCCCGTCATCCATTTCAGTTTTTTTCAGGATATTCCACACCTGGCGATCACTCAAACCATATTCACGTGCAAGCTGTTCTACAGTATTGCTTTCGCTAAACCGTTTAACAATCTCGCGGTCTCTTTTTTGGCGTAGGCCATCGGCGCAGCGCGGTATGTAAACGTAGCGGCTGGCACCTATAGCCTTGATTAACTGGTGCAGTTTTTCCATGCCGATGATCACAGCCATTTCGTGCTGTTCAACCGCGTTTCGCATGGCTGGTAATCGCTGTGTAGTGCCGCCAAACGCGTTAATTAATTGCAGTGTGGATGATTCACCAATCACTTCAATAACTTCGTCCAGCGAGGCTGGCAGCTTGATTGTGCACTCGTATGAATTATGTATTTTAACGTTCACCTGTCACCTCGCTACGTTTAGCTTGTTGTTTTACCAGGGCAGTGATCACACCGCGCAGCTCTGCCGCATTGCACCATTGCAGGCGCTCACGTTTAAACATTTGTTTGGCAATACCATCTGCATAATTCCATGACAGCTTCATATCAGTTAACAGCGCACCAATTTTGGCGATAAGCGGCTTTTTAATGTTAGTTACTGCAGGCTTGGCATGTGCGTTAAAACCGCGTGACTTCATATGCTCAAGCACTTTTTTACGGCCAGCATCGTCAAGGTCAGCAGATGAATGCACACGTGCCAGCGTCCACAGCATGGCGCGGTAGGTTTCTTCATCAAGGCCAAGCTGTTTTCTGGCGATGTGGATCTTCGCCAGTTCGCTAGTGCGGCTGTTAACCTTGGCTTTCATTATTCCAGCACCACCTGTATTGATTCACATACCTTGCAAAGATGGCTGATAGCAGCCTTACCGCTTGCCCAATCTGGCATATAGGTGACGAATTTCTTTTGATAGCGCGCATCCTTGGCCACTGCACGTTTTCCAAAAATCTTCTCCATTCTGGCTTTTTCAGCAGCTGAGTAAATTGGACAAGCTGACTTTCTAAGAAACTTTTGCTCCGGGTGTTCTTGAGTTGATGAAACCCACAAACCTTTGAACTGACCGTTAACGTATGTCATAACGCGATAGGACAGACCACCCTTTAAACTCTGCACTTGTAGGTCTATCTTAAAGCCGTCACAAATCAGTTTCACCGATCCCCAGGGAGAGGTAAGTTTTTGTGCCAAGTCAGTCTTTTGTTCTTTTGTCAGTTTCATTTAAATAAGTCACCATTAATATTTAATTCATTCGGTAAATTGTTATATGCACCTTTTGCAATACCTCTGCGAATAGCACTGTACTTATTGCTTACTGTAGCTGGATGAATGCTAAGCACATGACTAATCTGATCATTACTATCTCCAGCTAACTTCATGGTAAGCACTGTAAGTTGAATCTTTGTTAAGGGCCGCTGTTTCATATTATTTCTCGCTAAAATCATCTTGTGATGTTCCCCCATGCTGCATCTGCACAGGTATCTGCTAACCATCCGCCGCATTTTCTGCATCTAAACTGCACTGATGCTGGATGGTGGCCTTCGTAATGTGGCCTTTTACCATCGTTTCTACAGGTTCTTTCGCTATCAATTTCAACATTGATAGCTTCACCACAGTTACATTGCGATTTAATTATTTTTGACATATTGTTATTCAATAAAAACCATCTCCCACAGCACACTATTTAATGTAAAAACTACATAAATTAATGTACTGTGAATGAGGGTTTATCCTATGCGTTAACCGCATCCTTAAGTGCTTTTACAGCGCTGAACTTAGGCGCTTTCTTGGCAGGTACCGCAATCTCTTCACCAGTTCGTGGGTTGCGTGCTGTACGCGCTGCGCGTTCGCTCACTGATAATTTGCCAAGGCCAGGCAATGTCACTTCACCGCCTGTATATAGTTCTGCCTTGGCAACATCGGCTTGTGCATCCAGTACAAACTTGATGGCGGTTTTTGATACGCCAGTGTTGCTGTGGTGGCCTGCAATTGCATCAATTAATTCTGCTTGATTCATCTTTAATACCTTTCTTGGTTGGTTGATTTTTTTGAAAGGCTTTAGTGATAAAGCCCTTCAGAAAAACCACCAGCAGTGCTAGTGATCGTATAAAAAAGTTACTGTTGCCGTGATCGCAAGTGCTGATATCCAGTAGCAGACATCAGCCCACTTGCACTCATAAGCCCAACGGCAGGCATTCAACAGGTAGAGCACCATAATCAGGTAGTTGAATGCCTTAGGGTCGGTGAGCATGGCCATCTAAATACCTAGATGTACATCATCGGTTTGGTTAGGGCCGATTGTCAGGCTGTTTGCATATGAAACGGCCTCATCATGCAAGCTTTGTAAAACTGCCTCGCCAGCTTCATCGCTAACATCATCACCACCCAGTTCATACATAATGGCAAGGATCGCAGCTGCACCAGCATAAAAGGCCATCTCTGTTTCTTTAATCTGCACTTCAGATGCATTCTCAGGCAGCAGCTCTAAGTAGCTATCGCACTTTGATTTGATATTTCTCATCAAGCACCTGCCACATCTAGCGCGATTGCTGACCATTTGTCACTGTCACCAACACGCTCATACACGCGCACATAGCTTTTGCTGCCAACTACCTGGATTGCATCGCTGATCGCCAGCATGGCTTTCTGCCATTTCTCATCAGTGATATTCAGGCGGCGCAAACCAAGCACACGACCAATGCTGATGTTGCCTTCTTTGTCGACCTGAAATGCATCGTTAACCAGTGCGCGGATGTTGGCATTGGCACCCTCTGACCATGTGTGAATGCACTCATCAATAAGCTGCTTGGCAGCCTGCAGGCGTTCATCAAACGTGATATTCTCTGCAACCGCACGCTGTATCTTGTAGCGGCCATCAAAACTGATCAGGGTGACATTGCCCTTATTGCCGCCGATTTTTGCGCCATACTGCTCTGCGCTTAGCTCAATGAAGGCTTGAATATCTTCAAAGCTTTCGGTCTTGAATATGCTAATCTCAACATTAAGTTGTTTGGCCTTGCCTACGATCTCATTCACGATCTGATCGCGTGCCAGGTCAATTGGCTTAATGGTTGATTCAGGCACATAGCTGCCGTCATGTTTCAGGCGAAAGCCTGCTGGTATAGTTGGGGAGTTCATGGTTTGTTTCCTTTCTTAGGTTAGTTATAGTTATGTTCAACGCCACGGATCGGCGCTATGTAGCTAATTGCAAAATCTATTGGCATGGCTGATACGAACCTGATGCGATCTTCATCAACGCCTTCCTTACGAAGAATTTCTTCAATCTCGTTATCGCTTTCTCCATCATTAGCAGCACCAGCGCAAAGGTCACTGCTGCTCATAACATTTCCAATAGCGATAAGAAATGCGCCGATTTCTTGATAAGTAAATTGCTCTTTTTCCATGATTTAAGTCCTTAAATGAAGTTGGCCAATCAGATCAGCCATTGGTATTTTTGATAAAGTGCTTGCCAGTTTCAGGCTGTGCAGCGCACGGTCTTTTAAGAAATCAAGCGTTGCCTGCATTTCTTCAGCTGTCTCTGCAACGTAGTAACCTGTGCTTGGCAACCCACAGATTGCAATGCCATCTTCGCGGCACTCGGTAATCAGGCTGCGAATATGCCTTTCATCTGTTTTTAACTGGCTGGCCAGCTGCTTGGCTGATATTCCATAACGTGCGCCACAATGAAATACCATGCTTGCCATAAGGTCGTGTTTAGTAGCACTGCCAGCACGAGCTGGCTTAGTGCCACTTATGCCTGTAGTATTAGTTGCCATGATTAAGCCCCTTTTCTGTTAGGTTTTTCAGTATTCCTTTGATCGGCGCTTCGCCTCTATTTACAGTTGCCGCCTTTTTTACAACCTCGGTAACAGGGCTAGATTCTGAAGTTTTAATCTCGCCATACTTGCGGCCTTGCTCGGTTTGTTTCTCAGCTTTGGCCGCTGTTTTTTCGGCGTATCCGGCAATAATGGTGAGCAGGTAACCGTGGCTTTTAAGTGGCAGCGTCAGCTTGCTGCGCTGCGCTACCATGTCGTCCAGTGCCTGTTGCCAGTAAGCTACTGGTGCGGCATAGTGGGTGCCATTACGCTCGATTTGCGCCTTGCTGATCATTGGCAAAAGCTCATTGAGCAGCTTGGCCAGACGATCCATACTGAGCGCACGCTGCGCTGGCCTGAATAATGCGATGTACTGAATGAGTGACTTGCCCAGCGGCGCTGGCAGCTGCAATGCCACCAGCACAGCATCACGCGCACCTTCATGCCCGATGATCACATCAAGGCTGAAGGTTGCACCGCAGGCTGGGCAGTTCAGCTGCATCAGGCAACCTCACTCAATTTCATGTCATCTACATAAGCAATCAGCTCACGTGTCTGCGTTGCGTCAAGTTCAATTGGCATGAGCTGCAAGCCCATAATGATCAGGCAGCCATCACTGGTGTATGCCACGCGGAATTGAGACGGTGCTGCTGGTTTTTCTTTTTGAAATAAACTCTGTATTTCATCCTGAATACCACCTACATACTTTTCAGCGCCTGTAGTCAGGCTGGACTTCTTAGTTTTATCTGCGTGTGGTGTACGCAGATCCGCGTCTGTTGGACGCACAGGTTTATGTCTAGCCCCACCTTGATAAATATCTTTAGCGGTCATGCCAGCTTTTAATGAGTACTTGTTGTGTCTGCTATGGCCTAACTCAATCAGCACGTTGCCGCGCTTGATGTGGAATTTAATGTAGGCGTTAATAGATTGCACATTTACTGCTTTGGCAATTTCAAGACTTGAGCATCCGGGGTTAGCCTCTATAAACTCAAGGATTAACAGCGCTTTTGGCGTTGTATTTTCAGGTTTTTCATTCATAGTTTTCTCGCTTTCAATAGCTGCTATTGCTGTGTTTTTTTCAACTTCAAAATCACTATCAGGAATTGCAGATAAACTTGTTCTAAAGTTGGATTCATCGCGGCGATATGGACTTGTTAGATGACCACTTGGTGGCGTTTTGTTAGGGTTAATAACGATATCCTGACGCGCCGCTTTTTCTATAACGCCAGTAAGCCATACCTCACGCTGCTGTATGCCGCCACGCGTAACCATTGCCTGATTGATGGTATGCACTGCATACATCTCATCAAGAACTGTGTTCAAGTATTTTGGTAGTAGCCCAGTTTCATTTACCAACACATCAAACGGCACTGGTTTTCGTGAACTGCTTTCAGCTAGCACTAGCATAATTGGCTTTGGCATAGTGATTACCTGGCAGCCTGGTGCCAGCTCATTTTTACGCTGTACTTGGTTGTTAAATAAAGCCATGCCGCTTTTGGTAGGCGTACCAGCCAGTTTTGCTTGCTGATGTAGCCAAGTGGCTGTCTACTGATAGGGCGGTTTGATGATGGGTTTAGCTGCGCCCAGGTTCTGTCATAGATATTCATGTTCATTTCAAGCCTCCGTTTAACGCAGGAATTGCCAATTTAACGCTGCTAGTCATCGGGCCATCAACACCCAGCATGCGCACAACCTGGCACATGGCATCAACGCTATTTCTAGCGACTGATTCTGCTGTTCTGATCTTCACTACACCGTTAATTTTAGTGCGCACTACAACCTCAAAGCGTCTCATTGCTGACCTCCTTTGTTGTGTTGGCAACCTTTGCATGCCTGCCAGTGCTTCATGGCGCGTGGGCTGCTGGTTGGTACTGTTGACTGGTGATAACTACGGCATGCATTCAGGCTGATTTCCTGACTGAGGTGAGGGCAGCGCACACTGCCGTAGACTTCAATCACCTTTTTCTCGATGCTGTCTGTCTTGGCTGGGTATTTGCCATCTACCACCAAACTTACAGCGGTACGTGATACGCCAAGCTCTCTGGCCACTGCCTGTTTGCTGCTGTTTGCAACAGCTTTATTCAGTAGATCAAGCCACATGACGCACCTCTCTCGCAGATGTATCTTGCGGTCTCAGACTGATTGTTTCTTCAGTGTTGGGGTCGTATACGGTTTTGTTTTGTGCAGACCATACCGGCGCTTGCAAGCCTGTTACTTTTTCAGGGCTTAGCCACCAGCGCACGTTGCCGTTTGATGTAATGGCAGTGCCTGTTTCGCGCAGGCTAAGACGGATTAAATACCCTGCATCTTCCAGCGCTTTCACGTACTTTCTAAGGTTGCTGTAGATGTCTTTCTCGCCGCCTTTTGCACACAGCATGCATAAATCAGGCAGCGAGAATTTCCCTTTCAGCTTCATGGCGCGCCAGGCACGAATACGGATTGAGTCTTTATTTACCTTTGGGCCACTCCACTTAGTAGGGCCAGAGCGCAGCTGCTTGCCTTCAGCTGCTGCAGCAATGCCTGCTTCAGTTAACTTATGGCAACCACGTGAGGTTTTTTCAAGCAGCAAATGCTTGCGCAGCTTGAGTGCAGCCTGTTCTACCTGTTGTGGCTTTAATCCTGTTAGCTCAGCCATGCGAGCTTCAGTAACGCACTCTTTAGGGCTGGCTTCAGCGATTGCATTGAGTAGTTTTTCGGCGGTCCAGATCATGCTGGCGCTCCAGCTAGTTCCGCAAGGCGCCTGCTTAAATCGGTATTCAGATGCTTTTTATAAGTAAATAATGCATCCAATGCTGCATCTGGATTTGTAGCCTCTGGTATGCCTGGTACTAAGCAATCTTGGTCGTCATATGCAATTCGACACGTATTAATTATTGAAGTACGCAGAACTTCATCAGGGCCGCTCGCAATCTCTAATGCCCCATCAGGAACTGTTTCGGCAATATTGATCTTTCCACTTCTCCATACGAATGCTTTCATCTTAGCGACCTCCCACAGCTTTAACTGCACGTGGACGGCGCTCTTGCCAGTCGTGTGTGAGTACTTTTCCAGCCATTTCAATGGTGCTGATTTGCTTTAATCCATTGAGCTTTGCAGTGTTTTCGCAGACTGCGATCGCATTCATTACCTGGCGCATCAAGCCACGGCTTTGGCGGTGGATCTCTTCGATCAGGTCATTGGTGATGGTGACTTCTGCTAACTGATGGCAGGTGAGGGCGATATCGTCCAGACTAGCCGGTTGAAACTCGACCACCTTGGCGATACGGCTGCTGATCTGTTTATGGCGTGCGATCTTGGTTTGCACGCGCTCCATGCCTACCAGGATCACTGGTATTTCTGTCAGGTCTGAGATATCGCGCACGGTTTCTAATACATCTGCACCGTTGCGCAGGCAGTGATCAACCTCATCAATCACCAGCGGGATCTCCTGACCACCTAAACGAGCTGCCACGCGGCCAAAGATTGTTTTGGTGCGGCCAGTTGAATCGACCTTTAGCAGGTCTGCCAGCTCACTCATGAAGTAGCTCGGTGTCCATTGAGTCTTGGCACGTAGATATAGCGCACCGTTTTGCACCGCCCAGTAATCGACGGTCTTGCTTTTACCAAAGCCAGCGTCACCATCTACCAGCAATAGGCTGGCTTCAGATGCGCCGCGATTTTCCAGCACACTCAGGCCGGTAATGAACCGCTCATAATTACTTGTTTTGACAAATTGATTTTTCATTATTAAACTACTCCTTGCTAGTACTGCAATAAAGGCCATGCGATAGCTCGTAACTATCGTGTGGCCACCTCTCTATCGCCGAATAAGTCACTCCACTCAGCGGTTAATCTGTAGTAATCCAACCAGGCTTCATCTTCATTAGTGATTTCGCGTGGGTTTGCATTCAGCCATCTGTATTTACCGGCTTGCGTGTCAAACATTGGTCTGGTGGTTACAGGCATTTCAATTACATTCCCCAGCACACCGTTTTCGACGATTTGCACGTCTGGCGTTGACGGTAGCCTTTGCTCGCGGGGGTTATTAATTGCCATATGTGGCATGTCAAATACCTGCTGATGTTCAATAAGTAATGGCGCATCAAGCTCTGCCTGTGCCTCTTCAATCTTGGCTTCTGCACGTTTAATGCGGCCTTCTGCACGTTTTTGCGCAGCCTGGCGAATGAATGATTGTGGGAAGTAGTCGCGTTTGTTAGCTTCAAACTCTGCTATGCAGATCAGCTGGCCAGCTTTATTACGCACCCATACTTTACTTGCATCGTGGATGTCGTAACCAACGCGAACTGTATCGCCGTGGTAATCAGTAAGATCGTGTGAGAAATACAGGTTGTTGTATAAACGCACTTCGCCTCTGGCGACTTTGCACTCTTTGTATGGTCTAAATAAGTCGTCTGATTCATGAGCATCGACTGGTGTTGGTTTCCAGCCTTCAGCAATTGCAGCATCCCAAGCTTCATTAGGTGTTTGGTGACGTTTATTGCCAGTTATTGGGTCGCTTACCCTTGGCAGTGATGAGTGCGGGGTATTGTTATATTTGGTAACCAGTTCTTCGCACCAGCTAACAAAAACATCCCAAGGCACCAGGTGTTTTGATGTGCCTGTTTTTTTAAGGTCTGACCGGGTGATCTTGAATACTTTTTGTTTAGCCTGGGCATCCATATCAGCGCCCATATATGTAGCTAGTTGCTTGGCACCTTTAACCCATATGGTTTGGTGTGAGCGTTCTATAATGCCGCGCGCTTGCGAGTTATAAGGCGTACTGTGGGTGAGTGTGATACCTAACCTTGCCATAAAGCCGGTTGCCTCATGGCTCATTGTTTGATTCTTAAATCCAGATCCATTATCTACATAGAATATTGAGGGTATACCGCAGCTGGTGCATGCATAGCGCAACGCATCAAGCACCGACCATGTTGATTCAGCCAGATCTGCTGACCAACCAACCGCCTTGCGTGTTGCGATGTCTATAACTGTTGTTATTTCCGGCCTAAATGCTCTGCCGTGATCGCGGTGTGCGACTTCAGCATCAAAGGTATGTCCATCTGCTGTGTATGCTTCAGTTGGCCACATGCCACTAGTGTCACGGCGAACAAACGGCAGTATATTTTTAATTTCACGGCTACCCATACGGCCACGTTGCACATCAACCTTGCTCATCTTTTTAATAAAACGATCAGCAGCCCAATATGACGGTGCTTGTACACCAGCAGGCAAGTGTTTATCAATGTCTTGCATGCAAGCTTTAAGGGTTGGTTTTTGTGGGTTAGCCATTAAGTTAATCAATGTGCCTGCCCATGCTGGCATGGTGTTTTTCTCAACGGCTTTAGGTGCCAGCGCGCCTATACCTTTATCAAGGTCACTAAGCCACCTATAAATTGAAGTGCGGCTTAATGCTCGGCTGTTTCCAGCTTTAGCATTGGCAACTAGCACCAGCTGCTGCAGGTGTTCCGGTAATGTTCCAACTGCTGCCATATCAATGACTGATCGGATTGCACGCTCGGTACCGCCAATTGCAGCCAGGCGTTTTACTTCTGTACAAATAGCAGCTCTTGCCTCGGCAATGTCACGTTGCCAGTCTTTTAATTCTGTAGTTTTAACGGTGGTTTTAACTATTGCGGTTGTTTCTGCTTTAACGACTGGAGCTGATTTAATTGCCGCATGCATTACGCGACCACGTATTGCATCCATCACTTCTTTTGGTGGCTGATATTCAAATCCACCACCACGGCCATCACGCTTACGGCTTGGCCAATTACCTCTTGATACGAAATCGATCATTCCTTTTTTACTTGATGGCAATCCTGACAGCTTCATTTCAGCCAGTTCTGCGCATGTGTAGTGGGTTTTCATTCTTACTTATCCCCCGACAATTTTTTCAGTGATTTGATCTTGCTGTTTGCCTCTTGCTTCAGACGCTCAAGCTTTCCAATCTCAGCATCAATGGCTTCACGGCCAACTACAATTTTTGCGCCAATTTTTTTTGCATACAGATTGATGAGTGAGAAACCGTTGGTGGCCATATCAAAAGCCATTGCGGTATCAAGTGGAGGGATGTGTTCTTCACGGCTCTCTGCTGTATAAGCATCAAGCATATGTTTGCTGATCTCACGACCTAGTAACTTGCTCATTTCAGCCGCTACTATGTAGCGGTCATAGCCTTTTAAAGCCTCGCTCATTAAAGCTGCGATTTGAATTCTGCAGGCCAGACTTCCAGCTCCGCTGGCTGCTTGTGGTATTTCAAAAAGGTCTTGAGTGAATTGGTCGCGCTTAGCCATGTGCGACCTCAGCATTGTTTATGTGGTATACATTGCACGATTTTTCAGCGCGTGTAGAATTGCCGATATTGTTTTTAGCTTTATAACGGCCAATGCCTCGTTCACCTCGACCGCTCTTAGATGAGCCGTCTTCATGATAGCGACTAGGCCATATGACTTGAGCGGTTGTTCCTAGATGCTCAGCTATCAGCCGCTCATATCTAGGGCATGGCCCATATAAAGCATTGGTTAAAGTAGTACGTCCGAGTCCATGATCGCGTGATAGCTGTTGTAAGTTAGTTCCACTCTTACGAACAGCCGCGATAATGTCAGCTCGGTGCCAGTCTGTAATGACTGGTTTTTTTGCCTTGTTTAACGGTGACTTGTTTTTATACATGGCATAACTGTAAACCTGTAAACAATAGCTGTCAACTATATTTTTGCAGGTAACACTTAGGTTACAGTTCTTTGTTGATTTTTCTTAAGATAAAATTGGAATATATGAATATAAATCAAACAGTTAATGAAAACAGTTACCTTGTATTCACTTGTTTACAGTTAGGTAACAGTTATGCCTAATGAAGTGTTACCTGTAAAAACATCTTACGGTGCATATTCATTAAATGGAGAGATATACTTTCCAGCATCTTTATTGGCATCATTCAAATTGAATGGTTTCCCAAAAAGCAGGGCTGGTATTTATAAACTGGCTGATAGAGAAGGCTGGCCTAGAATTAATGTGCCTGGTAAAGGTGCTAAAGATGGTGTTTTATGTTTCAAAGTACCACCTGCATTGTTGAATAAGATTGTTATTAATGATTTACACATCACAGAAGAGCTTGTCAGCAAGGCTATTTATAAAAACTCTACAACTCCAGATAGAATCGCATCAGATAATAATGCAGCCTATAAAATAGAAGATTCTGTGTACATTGAACACTACACCGACACTAAAGCGGCAGCTGGATACGGGCAGGTAACACCAACTGACAGCATGGTTGTTAATGTTGCTGTTAATACCTCAGACTGGCGTAATTATGTAGGCATCAATCCTAAGTACGTGAAGGTTATTTCAGTGCATGGTGATAGCATGAAGCCTACATTGCAACACGGTGATCAGGTGTTGATTGATACTGCATGCCACACATTTATTGATGATGGTATTTATGCAATACAGCAAGGTGATTACTTGCGTGTTAAACGCATTAAATTAAGGCTTGATGGCTCTATAGAAGTGAAGAGCGATAATAATCATGAGTTTAATTCTGAGGTATATAAGCCAGATGAGGCGGCTGGCTTTGTAATAATTGGTAGAGTGTTACCTTTTAAATTTGGTACAATTGATTTGTAGCTGTTTTTATATCACCTAGTACCAAATAAATCGCAAATACTTCAATTTTTGTATCATTAATTTTCATTTAGTACCAAATCAGTTTTTTTGTGTAATTCTCACGAAAGCTTTAACTGTTGCGGTTTTCGCGCGTTTTTTTCGTACCTTATATATGTCCCATAATAGTCACTCCCCCACACTTGGTGTGACTTAAATGTGACCAAATCTATCACATTAGCAGTGCGTCCAGATTCAATCC